ATTCTATGCCATACAGGGAAGTTGCCGGGCTGCTTACAGATATCGGCACTGAGGAATTAGTCCCACTCTGTTGGTAGTAACTTAGATTGACAGTAATAGCGTTTTGTTTTATACTAATTTCATTGCATAAACAGTAACATATATATGTATTGAAATATACGATTTTGCATTAATTATGTTTTAAGTTTATTTCTAAACCGCAACGCCAGGGCGTGATAAAAGAGAGACTTAGCTTAAGTCTCTCTTTTTTGTTTCTTAGTGTTTTTATCTTAATACTCCCATTTTAGTGCCTTTTCATCTTCGTCTGGTATTTCCCAATAATTGCGGCACTCAGATAAGCTCACCAACCACACATTCCCTACTTTTTTTGTGTTCATTAATCGCTCCTGCTGGCAAGCCTGCTTGATTGCACTCTCTGTCACTTTGCCGTCAAGTATCTCAGCCGCTTTCTTTATTTCTACTGTGTCCGAGTTATACAATAGATGATACTTTGTCAGCTCTGTATTTAACTCATTCTCTAGCTCTGTAAATTTCTTTCGAGGTTCAAGCCCGAACCTCAATTCTTTAATATCACTGTTTTCTATCTCCTCTTTAAGCTTAAGTGTTTCGCTTACGAGGTAATCGCTGTTTCCGCACAGCTTCATCGCATTTTCGCACAGCTTATTTACAGCGTACTCATATGTACAGGCTGGTTTGCCGCCTGTAATGAAGCGCTCAACATCTCGCCAAGTCGAGTATATAAGGCCTTTGTGTCTTTCTGCGTATCTTACGCCTAATATATTTAATTTTGCCAACTGTTTAACTAGTCTTATTTCCTCTGTCATTTTAAAATTTGTTTTCATTTTAATTCTCCTTTTCCATTTCGTTATATTTTTCTATCACATCAGTTACTACTATTCTGTAGCTTGTTACTATGTAAGCTTCTCTTATATAGTCGTAGTAGCCGAGATTTTCTTCCTCTCTAATTTTATAGTTTCTATACCTCTTTAACTTAAGGTAATTTCTTTTTTTATCTCCTTTCTCCCAGATATTTCCACTTGTTTCCTCGTGCCAGCCCTCGCCGAAGTCGCGAGTTGGGAATACTGTATCTATTATTCTATAGAGTTCCTGCTCCCCGATTTTATACCCCTTATCTCTTCCAATTTCTTCAATTTCGTATTTCATAATTCTTCTTCCTTCTTTATTTAACCTCTATTTATTTATGTTTTTCATTTCTTCTCTTTTCATCTTCTTATCCTCTTTTCTTTTTGTTGTAGTCGTTTGCGACTACTCTTTATACTTATAATATAGTCGCAAGCGACTATTTTGTCAAGCATATTTTTAATTTTTTTTCATTAAAAAAAGAGGGGCGAACCCCTCTTAAAATTGTTATGTTATTACTCTACCCACATCTGGACTTTATCTGTAGGATTTCCCCCGGCGAATTAGCACATTGCAGTTGTATATGATGATTTATTCATAATTCATATAGGTACAATGTAGATTAAACTCTTTCGATATTGCAAATATTAATAGCACAAGTTACAACATCTCCAATACCGATAACTACTCGGTCTCCTTTAACTTCTAATACATCATATTCATCATAGTACATTGCAAAAGAACCACCATCGTAAGTAGCATTAACAAGCACACGCACCTTATCGCCAACATTTATATCATTATCAGAGCTTTCAGTATTTGAATTATCTTCAGATGTAATACAGCCATCATTAATCCAGCCTGTTCCATCATCAATAAGATAAGGATTTGCCGCACCCGGAAGAACTCTCGTGATAGTGCCACTAGTAAAGCCATTTGATGGTACCAGTCCATCTGATGATGTTGATGAAGCATATATTGTGTCATATGTCACAAAATCACCCTCGTGATACTTTGTTGTATCTATATCAGGCTGTAAGTTTGACTCTGTATTTTCTGTTACTACATTATCATACTGTGTTAAGTCATTGCTATTAATAATCGACATAACATTTTCTACATATGTAGGACTTGTAGCATAACCGCCATTTTTAATCGCAGTAATAGCTTCAAGGGCGTCTGTTACATTTACTGCTGCTGCATAACGTTTATTATTTGTGATAAGATCGTAATAATCTCTTACACTATCAGCTGGAGTATCATATGCTCTAAATGCTGCTGTAATAGTAGTATAATTAACATTATCATAGCACTCCTGTGTTGAGGAACTAAATACTTTTCCATTCCAATTCTCCGTAGCCTTAATACCAAAGAACGCATTAGCCTTTGTCATTAAGGCAGATCCGCCCCAGCCTGTCTCTAATACAGCCTGTCCGATACATACGCTTGGAAGTACAAAACCTGTACCTGCCATCTTTCTTCTTTCTGCTTCTATCTGTGTAAGTGGCGCAATTAAATCTAAAAATTCCTGTTTATTCATAATATTTTTTCCTTCTTTCAATTTATAATTTCTTAAATATAAAAATAACACCCACAGCGTATTGCTATGTGTGCTCACTAACTAATATATTTTTCATTGCTTAATTCTGTTTTTCTGGTTGTATCTGCAAGCTCATCATCATCCGGAAGCTCATCTGTATATTTACTCAGGAACATCTTAACATACAGCCATACTTTTTTTACTGGCAATCCACATAGAACCATATTTTTTAATATACTAACAACTTCATATGTTAAAAATAGGATTTCGAAAAATCCGGAGATACCGATACTTTCTCCAATATATCGTCTTACTTCTTCAGGCAAGAAACCTATTAAATTGAATTGCGTTATATAATCGACAATAACAAGCAATATTATAGATAAAATCATTGCACATTTTCGGATTGCTCCGTTAATTCCAAAACAGCTATTAAAATCGTGATCTTTAATTGCTCTTAACATACCAAAGACAGTATCTGTTATTATTGCTATTATAACAAGCTGTAGCAATTTGTCGTGTGCAGCTTCCGCATACATATATTTTAAAGTTAGCATTTCTTCTTTCCTCCTAAAATCTTATATACTCTTTAATTAATATTCACTTTAATATTTGGTGCTCTAATCATCTCTATTGCCCTCCTTTATTTACTAAATTCTGTTACCAGCTCATTTAATTTATTTTCAAATTCCGTTACATCTTTCGTATATGTTGCCTTATTTGCTATATATGCCTGCGCATTAGCTATGTTGCGATTTATAGACAACCCTCCATTTTCGGAGATTGTAGCATTCATATACATAATGTCTGTTGCTACTCCATTCTCTTCTACACTGCTTGTTCCATTTAATGTTATAGATTTGTTTACATTTAACATTTTTACCTCTTTCTACCACTCCTGTGGATTTTATTAATATTATTTTTATACCCAGCTTGCACTTCCCCAATGGTAAGAAGCAATAATTGTATGGTCCACATATATTCTCAAATATGCACCATCCCAATCAAGCCCAATTTCATTTTTCGGTGTTCTGTTAAGAACTGCACCACACCATCTTCCCCAGGTCGAATGATAAAGGTTAAAAGCATTGGTTCTTATTCCACCTATTACAGACAAAGCACAATCGTTATAATAACTTGTACCGCTATTACATATTTGCACATATCCTTTTCCTATTTTTGTATATGCCGTGTTATTTGGCTTATGCCATAGCTCAATTCCATCTCTTAACACGCTTACTTCTAATCCAGCTAAACCATACATTTTTATTCCTTTACCACTTTCAACATTAAAGCTCATTTCTCCGTCATTGGTGACGTGCCATAATGAATTTAACGTGGAGGGCGAAGCCCCTTGCGTAGCTCCTTTTTGAATTGAAAAAATCCAATCTCCAGTATTTTTAGACCCTTGAATATACACACGTCTTAAATATCCGTCTGGAGCAAGATAATCATTTTTAAACGCTTCGCTGGTTATGTCCCAACAGGCTATTTTCCCACTTGTGCTTGTAATACCTCCTGTACTGGATATTTTAAAATACTTGCTATCCCACGTTCCTGTTGCCAGGTTGAGCATCATTCCCGTGCTGTTTGCAACATAATTGGTACTTTTAAGCACTCCAGCTGTAACCGTTCCTAAGTTTGCGGATATTGCAGACAATGTAGATACACTTAACTCAGCCGCTGTGATTGAATTAGCGGCTATCTGATTGGCTGTTATTGTCTTAGAAGCTATCTTCGCGGCTGTAACTGCATTGGCAACAATCTTATCCGAGGTCACTGCATTTGCTGCTATTTTTGCCGAAGTTATAGCACTAGCTGCTATTTTATCTGCATTAACTGCACTTGCCGCTATCTTTTCTGTTGTTATTGCATTTGCGGCTATCTGTGTTGCTGTAACACTGCCTGTATATATCTTTCCACCATTAATAAGTGTCTTATTATTTGCAGCACACCAGCTTGCAATTGTAGATCCTTTAGCCTCCGCATAATCATTTTTTGGAGATTGGGTAGGTTCAAGATATACCGTGTAACTTGCATTTCTTGCTATATTAGTTTTAGCCGTATATATTGTTACGTAACTTTTATTAGGTGTATAAATGTAATATCGTGCCCCACCACGCAACATAAAGTATATCTGGCTATGTTGTTGTACCTGCCCTACAAACGCAGGCATTTTATTACAAAAACGATAATTATTCTCCTCCAAATAACCAGCGGCATCTGTTGTTCCCCAGCCACCTGCTAATACTCTTAAAATAAGATTGCAAGTAAAACCTTGATTATGCGTAGACCATACAGGTTTAGAACCGCTATTAAGCTGAACATTACATTCATAGTTATATAAACCGTTATATGGTATAGAGGGACTTATTAATACTGGATAATATGTATCCGTATTATATTTTGCGTCTCTTAAATCTACAGTTATCTGATATCTTTTCTTGGCGGCGGCTATATCATTCTGCGTACCAGCATCAAGTTTTCCAATTACAATCGAACCTGAAGCTATCCTGTCTGCGGATATATAACCACTTGTAATCTTTCCTGCATCCATATTGGCAATCTTGGCATTCTGTATTGTTGCATCTGCTATTAATGCATTAGTTATAGAAGCATTCGCTATGGCATTAGTTCCGAACTGACGTAATACCCAGCTTTTGCCATCGAAGTAATACATCTTATTAGAATCTGCTGTATTAAACCATATATCATTAGTTTTTCTATCTTCAACAGAAGGTGCCGTTGTCTGATAAAATACTGTATTCTTGCCATCTGCTGTAAGCTGTGCTCCTTCCGCGGTCTTAGAAGCCGCCGCTGATAAAAGTTTAGCCGCTTCCGCCGTGCTTAATGCACCAGCCGCATTTGTATTAGCTGTATCTGCCTTTTGTGCTGCATTTTCTATATCTTTGTCTGTTGTATTCATCCAGTCAGTGACATCTGTTCCAAACTTGGATGTATCTATTGCTCCTTCAGCTATCTGCTTACCATTAATTGTTCCTACCGTGATATTGGCAGCCTTAAGGTTTATTACCTCGATGTTAGCGGCATCTATAGTTCCACTTGTTATTTTATTAGCAGTTAAATCTACTATCTTAGCATCTGTTATGCTTCCGTCTGCGATTTGAGCTGTACCAACTGCACCTGTGTCTATCATTGCTGTCTTTATAGAGCCAGCCTCGATATTACTAAGCTTTATGTTAGCGTACCTTAAATCTGCATCTGTGGCCGAAAGCTTTGTTACTTCTAAATCTCCAACTTTTGCACTTGTAGCCTGTAACTCTTTGCTTATATTAACAATTTCTGCTGATACCTCAATAAATTTAGCATTATTGGCAATTACAGTTTCAAGATTAAGCACTTTTGAAGCATCTATATTATCAATTGCATCTCCATCCACAGTTCCATTATCATTGGTTATGTTATCTACAGTATCCGCTGCATTATTATATTTTTGTACATACTCACTAAATGTTAATTTCAAATTTGAAATCTCACAGGTATTATTATCTGGATTTTCCGGATAACACTTCAGCTTAACAATACGCTGTTTTATTCGTGTATGTGTATACTTATCAATTAAAGTTATAACATCACCAATTTCACAAGACTGTCCTAAATCAATTAAATTACAGCTATATGCTATATAAGGCTGTGCAAGTTCATTTAATTTTTCCACAGCATCATCATACAGAGATTGTGCATTAGTATATCTTTCATCTTTCCAAATGTAAGTTTTTTTCTTATTGCTATATGTATAATTCTCAATTATTTTACTTCCAGCAACAGACTCTATAGTTAATCCATCCTTACCCAGAGGAAGAATTCTTGTATAAAAATCAGTAGAATTAGACTGTATATCAATAGACTTTAAATTTAATTCATCTGTATAATATGAACCTTTATCACCGCCTACTTTATCCTGAAGTATAATTTTCTTATTCAAGGAATCTATTCCCATTTCAAGCCTAAAAGTATCGACGATTTTTTTCAATACAAGCCACGCAGATGTATTTGTTAAACGTATTGTCCTCTTCTTTTGCACAGTACATTCACAAACCCATCCAGTACCTGCTAATGCTAAATCAGCTGTGCTAAGTGCAGTTTGTTCAACTGTTTCAAATTTAGTTATAGCCTTTCCTTCTAACTCTTCAATGTTAAGACTTGCAGTAATATCATAACCACCATTACTGTTTAGATTTTTCTGTTTAATAACAAATTCATCTTTTTTTGTTATTATGTAGCTTTCTAAATCTAATTCTTCAAATGTTGTTAGGTTTAAACTCTTATCACCATACTCAAGCGTTTCTTCAATACACAAATCTTTATATTTAACAAGTGGCGATACGGTACCTTTAGAATTCCTATACCTTAACATATGCCACCTCCTGCATTTATTCCTTAATCATAAAAAGCATTGCTTCAATTTCATAACCATTTAATAAATCATATTTTTCTGTTTCACATTTTTCGACATCGTCAAAGGATATTGTTTTAATATTAATTTCCTCTTCGATTTCAAACAGCTCCCTGCAACGCTCAATTGCCTCAAGCTCTAAATCGTCAGAAGCATATGTATATTTATACTTTGCATTCTTATCATCAATATCGTCCTTATCATTCTTTGATGTTTCTATTTTCTTAAGCAGTGGCTTACCTTTTTCATCTTTCAAACAGTTCTCAGTGAGTATTTTAATTCTTTGTTTTTCAATATCTTCTCTTTTTTCTGTAAGTATCTTAAGGTTCGCAGCTATCATATAGCTTAATTTTACTGGTAATTTTTTAGCTGCTAACTGTTGTAAACCATTAATATAACTGTCTACATATCCTAATTTAATAATCATATTTATTTTTCTCCTTTTACTTGTAATGTGGCCTGTACTGTATTTGTACAATACAGGCTGTACTTAATTTAATTGTATTTGTTCCTGGGACAACCTTTGGAAATTCCCATAAATCTGTTTTATCCAAAATATTAATATCATTCTCTGTTACAACACATTTTTCTGCATCTAATATTAATTTAGAATTTCTGTTTATATCTTTTATTGTTATTGCTTCATTTGTAAGCCCTTCAATTGTAAGGCTGGCTAATGCTACGTTTGATGTTATTGTTAGTATTGCTGGAGATACACTTGTACCATTACAATTAAAAGATTTCTCTTGTCCTGTAAAATTAATTGCCTGGTGCATCCCCTTTTTGCTGTATGAGGTAAGATTAATTTTATAGCTGTAAAGCCATCTTTTAACTATTTCTTTTTCTTCACTCTTAAAATCAAAGTCATATATAAATTGCATATCATCAAGTTCTAATTCACCCGAATCAAAATCATTTAAAAGCTTACTCATTGTAATTTCACATTCCTCTTTACTAGAACCTTTAATTAACATTTCTATACAAACTTCAAAATCTGTGTATTTATTTTTTTTGGTTTTAACTGGAAGTATTCCTGAATCTAACCAGTTTGTGTATGTTGTAACATTGCGCGGCTTAATCGTCTGACTAAGCCACACAACATTACTATATTTTTTCTTTAAATCAATACCATTAACTATCATCTTTCTGTCACCAATTTCAATGCTGCCTGATTCATAAAGTAATCAACATCTGTCTTATCCTTAAAATTATAGTTACCATTAAAATTAATCTGTGTATTGTTGCTTGTTGTCTGGCTGCCCTGTGAACCAGAATCAACCATACCGCTTATATTAAGATTAGTGGCTAGTTCCATGGCTGCATCAGATATAAGATGCTTCTGCTGGTTAATCTGCTCTGCCATTCTGCCAACAAAGTCAGGCATCCATTTCTCATAATCTCTAAGAGGCCCTTCATCCGGACGTGAGAAATGCAGGAAGCTTGTTATCTTCTCTGCTACTGATTTGGCTGCATTTCCAACCGCACCAAGCATAGACCAGATACCATCAATCAGACCACTTATCATATCAGAACCCCATGAGAAAGCTATATCAACCAGATCACCGAATGTATTGTAAAGAAATGAAACCATATTATCAATAACACTTCCTATACCTTCAACGATGCCACCAATTATTTCAAGCAAGCCATGCCATGCTCTGTCCCAGTCTCCAGTAATCACACCCATAACAACATCTATAATTCCCTGTATTGTATGCATAATTCCTTCCACAATACCTTGTATAGCGCCAAGTACTGAACTAATTGCATTTTTAATAATTGCAAGTGCAGCTTTTATAATTGCTGATATTGTCGATATCCACAATGATATAACGAGCTTAATATATTCACAGAATACAGAAATAGCACCTTTAATAATTTCTAAAGCCGTCATAATCACTGGTTCTATTGTCTCCCAGAATGACTGTATAGCCGTTATCATTCCATTGAAAAATGCTTTCAGATATGATGCTAATTCCGTAAATTTCGTATTAATAAAGTTCCTGAAATCATCGCACTTAAAATATAAAGCTGTTATTATAGCTATTACCGCCGTAACAGCAGCTATAACAAGTCCTATCGGTCCTGTAAGTACTGCCAGTGCACCTGACAATCCAGCAACAGCGCCGCTTGTTCCTGTTATTATTCCAATCAATGTCGTTATTATTGGAATAATGGTAGACACAAGACTTATAATTGACGATATTCCAGTTGCTATCTTACCGAATATTATCAGTGCCGGTCCAATCGCCGCCACTACTAATGCTATATTAACTATGAGCTGCTTAGAGCTTTCTGACATTCCATTAAACTGTGATACAACACTCATAATGCCTTGTACTATCTGTAATATACTTGGCATTAAAAGTTCACCCATACTTATAGCAAGCTCCTGAAGCTGGCTTTTAAGTGTTGTAATCTGTCCACTCAGATTATCCTGCATTGTAGCAGCCATATTCTCTGCTGTTCCATCGCAGTTATTAATAGCTCCTGACAATTTTTCTATATCTGAAGGAGCTGCATTCATAAGTGCAAGAAAGCCTGACATAGCCTCCGTACCAACAAGAGAACTTGCAGCACTTGACTTCTCTGATTCCGACAACTGACCAAACGCTTCACGGCAATCTGATAATATATATGACAGACCTCTCATTGATCCATCTGCATTAGTTGTCGCTATTGTTGCCTTACCTAACTCATTTCCTTCAATCTCAATATCACCAGTTAAGGAAGTCATTATCTTACGAAGTACTGTACCTGCCTGTGAAGCCTTTATACCACTATTGGCCATAAGTCCAATAGCTTCAGCAGTATCTTCTACACTATAGCCTAATGCTCCTGCAATAGGTGCTGCATACTTGAATGTCTCACCCATCATAGACACATTTGTATTGGCATTAGAAGAAGCAGCCGCTAAAATATCTGCAAAATGTCCTGAATCTTCTGCTTTCAATCCAAATGCTGTAAGTGCATCAGTTACTATATCTGACGTTGTTGCCAGGTCTTCCCCTGATGCCGCTGCAAGATTCATTATTCCAGATATACCATCAATCATATCTGATGTTTTCCACCCTGCCATAGCCATATAGCCAAATGCATCACCAGCTTCTGTAGCTGAGAACTTAGTCTGTGACCCCATTTCTCTTGCTTTACTCTTAAGTGCTTCTAAATCCTCACCAGTTGCACCTGATATAGCTTCAACATTGCTCATAGAACTTTCAAAATCAGCAGTCGTTTTTACTGCCGCCGCACCAAGACCTATAATAGCGGCACTTCCCTTAGACATATTACGTCCAATGCTCTGTGCTCCCTCGCCAACCTTTCCAGTAACATCCGCTATACTTGCAAGCTTTGCATTCGCAGACATGCTTTCTTTAGTAAGATTCTTAAGTTCCTGCTCCGTAGCAACAATCTCCCTGCAGAGCGCCTGGTATTGTTCCTGGCTTATCTTGCCCTTCTGTCCTACCTCTGTTGCCGCCTGCTTCTCAGCTTCTTTTAAAGCTGTAAGCTTATTACTCGTTTCTTCTATAGCAGTCTTTAATAGTTTCTGCTTCTGGCTTAACAGCTCAGTATTAGTAGGATCCAGCTTTAATAACTTATTAACATCTTTTAATTCACTTTGGGTTGTCTTTATTGCCGAATTCGTATCTTTTAATGCACTTTGGAGTTTAGTTGTATCTCCTCCAATTTCTACAGTAATTCCTGCTATTCTACTTTTCGCCATAAGCCAACTCCAAAAAGACCGCCTTAATGCTAAACATTAAAAGCGGTCAAAGTCTTCCTGCTGTGCCACAACTGGCCAGTCATAATCATCATTCATTTTTTCTGCATACATATCATGCACAAGCCCTATTGTTACATAATCACAATCTTGAATAGAAAGCCCTATCTGCAGACATCGGTACATAAACAATGGTGTTGTCATTTCCCTGCTAGTTGCTCTAATTTTTTTTTACTTTCTATCGTTGTGAGGTTATCAAGATGCCACAGCTTTAAAATCTCCGGTAAAACCTGATATATAGAAAATGTATCAAACTGCTCAAGCCATTCGTCAGGTTCATTAGGTATATCCGGATCTGCGTGTTTGGCCATAACATAAGCAACATTTTCAAACATTTCAAGATCATCAATCTCAAAGTCTGTTCCATCTTTTTTCGCCTTTTCAGATTGTGCAGCAAGCTTCTGCATATCCTTAAAAATATCTCTCATAAAAAAACGCCTGTACAGTCGTGGGACTGTCGCAGACGCTCTGAATTTAACCTTTTTTCCATCAATATCAATCTCTTTTAGTATCATATCAACCTGCCGCTCCTGTCTTTACTGGAATATAAACAGCATCATACCATTTATTTCGAATTTCATCTGATGTTGATGTTGTCGTCTTAGTCTTAACATTACCATTTGCAAGAGGGGAGGCCTTTATAGACAGCTTTTCTGTCTGTACCTCTTTCTTATCCTCATTTGTTTTTGATGCCATGGATGGGCGGCTTGCCTTACATCTATACAATACATGTTTTACCGCCTTTGCATCCCCGTCAAACTCAAACAATAACGCAAATTCTGCTGATTCTGTGTTGCTATTTTCAACCGACACCTTATTATCATCCAGCTCATTTTTAAGAATATCCGTTTCAAAAGACGGTGGAACTAATGCAATCTCAAGGTCACCTTCATAACCATTATTGGCTGTAGAAGTATAATATATCATTCCATCTGCATAGAATTCTTCTGTATCACCTTTTGCATCAAGTGATAGTTCTACAGCCCCTGGAATAGCCTTAGGCTTGTCATATGTGACTGTTCCTTCTTCATCAATGTTAAGCTTAGCATAATGTACATTCTTAAGATTAAACTTAACTTTATTTTCTTTCTCCATCATTACACCTCCAGTGCATATAATTCTTCAAACATCTTATCTTTTTCTATGTAATATTCCTGCCTGTTATAGAAAAGTCCATATGCATCAAGCAGCTCTTCAAGTGCCGCTTCTATATGTGGACTCTTTTCACTTACATACAGCTCTATATACAGCTTATTTACCTTCTCGTAAACTCTGCCATCTGCTGCCATATTATCAGACTCCGGCATGGAAAATATTACATACGGTGCTGCTGGTACTTCCTCTTCATCAAAACACCAGTATGCATAAGGCAGACCAAGTTCAGCTATCATCTGTTCAACTTCACTAAAACTCAATTACTGTTCTCCTTTATACGTCTTATAGTCCTTGTTTCAAGTTCATTAACGGCCCAGTCCTCTGCCGGCTTTATATGTGCAATAGGTTTTGTTCTTCTGCCTGTATCAGTCTTATCCGGCCGTACTATCCTGTGACCATTTTCAAGAAGATGTGTAAGAGAATATTGATGTCCTCCAGCATATACTATCCGGCTTTTTCTGTACGAATTTTCTTCATCAATAGTACTTCTCCAGCTATCCCTGTAAGAACCTGGCTCATATTTTTTCTTTCTGCCATCATGCCGTACAGGTGCTTTTTCCTTAATCATCTTAACCGTTCCTCTGGCCACACTATCAATATCCTTCTTCATATCAGAAGTAACATCATTAGCATACTCGTGCAGAAGGCTCATTATTTCACTTGCAAGTGCATCAACCTTTATCGTTTTTGGCATTAGAATCACCTTCTGATTTCTGTTCCGACACCTGAATATTTTTCTTTTTTATTACCTTATCAGGTTCAATGAGCTTCTTACTTATAAGTGTACTAGCAAGTTCATCATCAGATATGTTTATATCATCTCCCTGTGTTGCACCTATATTTTTATACATAAAAGATTTAAGTACCTTCATCCGTTACTTCCTTTCTGCTAAATTCCGGCATAGCCTTGTTAAGCGTTACATACATAGCCGGAGGAATTGTATCATACTTCTTCTGAACCTGGCTTACTGTATATTGCACACCATTTATAATAACAAGTGTGTTATTCGTGTTGATAAAAGGATTAAGCGGTACACTTATAAGCCTGTCTATGCCACTATTAGCTATCTTGGCCTGATAGAATCTTGTAACGCCAACTGTTCTTAATCCGAATCTAAGGTGTGCTTTTCGCTGCACAATAACTCTTTTATTCGTAGAATACACATCCAGTTCACCATCATTAAACAGTTCGCTGTTCGCCTGCTTCCCTGTCAGCATAGGCCTTCACCTCCTGTATAAGCTGCAGCCTGTTAATATCCTGTGAATAATTCTTCAGCCAGTCATCTAATGCTCCTGCAAGAGCATACATAACATAACTGATTAATAACTCTTTTGCTGTATTCTCCTGCTCATAATCGAACTCGCAGCCACATATATCATTAATCCTGTTACAGCCACGCAAGATGATGCTGGATAATTTCTTATCCGCTGCATCATCCTTCCATGTCCTGTCTATGTTATTCTTAATATCCTCCAGAAGCTTATCGCTTATCTCATTCATCATGCAGAAGCCTTAGCCTTTGTGTTTACAGGATTATCCTCTGTGTTAGTAACCTCAACCTTAAGAGAAATAGGCTTAAGCTTAGTGATATCAAGATACTTGAAAGCATTATTATCCTTAGGCTTACCCATTGCATACATCTTGACAAGATATACCCTGTTATCATCAAGGAACTGGTATTCATCTGAATACTCAATCTTTCCTGACTTGCCAGCACCTATACCCATAAAGTACTTTGCTGGAAGACCAATAATGGCTTCACCTTCATTGAGTGCAATAGACTGTATAGGAGTTGTTGGATAAGGGAATATATTATTCTTATAGTTTCCGGCTGAATCCCTGACTGTTGTACAAGGAACAATCTTCGCTATATAATCCGCCGGATTGCATATGAATGCAACAGATGGTACTGCTCTGTATCCTGCATTATTAGGCTTTTTAGCAAGGTCTGATATAATAGTACAATATTCTACTGGATCAAAACTTAACAGTTTCACTTTTGTTTTATCAGCATATTCCCCCTGTGTTACAGAACCATCAAGATTCTTACACATACCTATTGGCTGATTCTTGCCTGTACCCTTTAAGATACCTAATTCAAGACCACCGGCGCATGCTTCTGATAAGATGATTCTTACATAATTATCTAACCAGGATGGTCCAAGATCTAACATATCCTTGGAAACTGGAATGAAAGCGGATAACTTGGCAAGTGTCATATCCATAACATCAATCTTACCTGCAAGCTCTGTAGATATCTTAGTTGTTAATGCTCCCCAGGTTGCAAGGTCAATATTATCAGCATTGACAATCATTTTGATAGCTCCCTGGCAGTTGATAAAATTAATAACGCTAAGAAGCGGATGTGCATTCTGCATATCTTCAATAACCGTGTCAATGATTGTCTGTGGGATAGCCTTGTCAATGTTCACAAGTGCCTGCTTAGGGTTTCCGGCGCGCATAGCCTCGCTTAATTCTGTATAGAATGTTCTTTCCTCTCCTGTAAGCTGTCTTACACCTCTGCTTGCAAGAATAGCTGCATCATTATTTCCTTGAAGCTGTTCTGCCTCTTCGTGAATAATATTAGCTATATTCTCACCGAACTTTTCCATAGCCTTTGTAGCGGCTTCTGTATCATCACTTTTAAGTGCCTGTGATAAATTGGCAAGTGCCTCTGCATTTGCCGCCTGAAATAAATCTTTGTTTAACATATCTTTCCTCCTGATTATGATAATTTATTGCTTAGTGCGTTACTTGTCGCACTAAAAAAAGCACTACAGAGCTGTTCTGTTAGTGCTTTATAAGCTTTCTCATCCTTTTCATGTTCCAGTTTTTCTTTAGCAGCCTGCTCTTTTTCCAGCTTTTCTTTCTCAAGCCTTTCCTTTTCCATCATAGTTTCTTTGCTTGCTGCCGCCTGCTGTATAAACTCCGCTGCCATAAGTGAAAGTGACTTCTGCGAATTCATCTGTGATGTAAGCTGTTCATACATCTGCTTGAACTGACTAGCACCTTCCTCGGCTGGTACAAGCTGCTGGGAATCTACTTCATCACAAAAACCATACTTAAGTGCCTCATCAGGACTTAATATAGTTTCTTTATCAAGCATTTCTATAAGCTCATCTTCACTCAGATTACACTTTTCAAGAAATATCTGTCTGTTAGCTGCCATCATCTCATCAAGATCATCTGCTGCCTTGCGGAGCTGTGTTGCATTACCACTGCATGTCAACCACATATTATGCAACAGAATTGTAGAACCCCTATGCATTATTATCTTGTCACATCCAAGTGCTATTACATAAGCAACAGAATATGCAAAACAATCAATGTGACATATCTTATTAGCCTGTTTAGCCTTAAGAAGATTGTATATCGCAACACCCTCTTTAACCTCACCACCATACGAATTAATGTGCAGTTCTATATCGCTTTCATCTGGTATAGAATCAAGCAGGCTTATAAAATGCTTTGCCGAGGTTTCTGATTCATCATATTCCCATGTTTCCCAGTTAAAAGGACCCTGAGCTGTTATATTATCATAAATATATATCTTAGTAGCCCCTGAATCATTCTTCTCCTGTCTAAACATCATTTTTCTCTTGTCCACCATTATCACCTTCTTTCATAATGTCATAGTTTTTAGTAATATAATGAGTATCGCCGATAGAGCTATCTATCGCTGGTTCATTCAGCTTATGGCGAAGCTCATTAATACTGTAAAGTCCACTAGATATAAGCTTGTCTGACTTTTCAGCATTCTTAAATATGTCTATATAAGATATAGATGATGTATCTATATTAAGACCAGTACCATTAAGTATCTCCTTGCCAGAGCGTTTCCGGTTAATTTCTGTCTGTAATATGTCGCACAACGGCTCTATCGTTATAGTTATGAATTCATCCATAAGAGCATCTATATCGGCTATCTCACCAGCGTATAGCGCATATGGGATATTCAATGCTCCTGCAGCTTTTTTCTTTATCTCATCATTAACATCTATGAAATCCTTTAACTCGCTTGTGGATTTTTTAGTTGACTCTTTAGCTCCATTCGATTCATAGGAATAACCGTTAAACAATGGAAGTACCGCATTACGTGAATTATAGAACTTCTTGAAGCGGACATTCATCATCTCATCCATTATCTCTTCATATGTTTTTCCTAACAGCTTGGCATCTCCCAGAATCTTTTGTGCATCAATCGTCAGTATGCCCTTTTCGCCACCTGATTTATAGAACTTTTCATAGGCCGTCTGGACTAAAGTGTCATAGCTGTTTATTATGCCATTAAGAATTGCCGTCATATTCTCATTATTATTTTTAAAATATAATACTTCCGACATTCCAAACACCCTATTTACAGAAAAGCTTCCAGTACTGACATTAGAAAATACTTTCTCACGTACAACATCATCAGACATTGTATATCCATCAGCAACAAACAACTGCCCTGCAAGTTCATATACAAGACATTCGTTGTTCTTTAAGAGCTTCGACACCATCTTTTTTATAAAATATGTAGAGCTTTCATTCTTGTTTGGCGCATAATTCCATAGATAATATTCATCTTTTTTTACATTCTTGCCACGGATCCTTGTCTGGAATTCACATTTTGCAATAGCATTTGCAATCATATTAATGCCAATATTCATATCAAATATACATTCTGATATAGCCTGGTACTCAGACGAATCATATACTGCTTCCATCTCCTGCCTGAAAGCAGCTTCCCTGGATTTACCTGTTAAAAGATCTGTAAAAAAAGCTCTTATTCCCAATGCCCTCACCTCCAATCGTTATTGTCATTGTTAATATCAATCAATATGTATATACATTCATAGTGTTGAACATTGTCTGATTAATCTCATTCATAGCAATAAGCTCATCCCTGCATATCTCTGCTGCCACCAATGCCTTAAATGCATCCGTTTTACGTGACTTAGGTTCAATCTTTCCATAAGTCATATTACCTGCAGATGATGTAACTCTCTTAGAATTGTTAATACACCACCTCATCAGAGGATCATCACCAACTGCTATCCTGTTATTATTAAACAGACTTGTAAGCGTTGGTATAAGCTGCATTTCATCAGATGGTCTTACTATCTTTATTTTTCCATCCTTATCAGCCAGGAAACCGTATTCAGCCAGTGCCTTAGACATAAGTGTATATCTGTACTTATCAATGCCTATCTTTAAAATGTTAAAGCGTTCATTCATAGAATCAAACCATTGTGCCGGCAAGTCCGGACTAATCTCAGGACCTTTTACGAATTCACATAATCCCCTGCGTTCCCACTCTCTTAGCGGTGCCTTGATACGTGGCAAATCTTTACTTGCTTCACATATCCACGTATGCTGATGCACATAATCTATTCCATCCTGAATAACAAGGATTGCCGCAGATACAAAATCCTCCGTGCTGGCATAATCAAGTCCACCCACAGCATTAGTTCCATGCTCGAATTCAGGAATAATAATATTGGTTGCCTTTATGTTCTTCCAATCAGTAACCACATCCTCCCTGATAGCTCCGCCAGGGCAGTTACACCTTTTAGTTGCAAAAGAGGCATTACCAAGAGGATCTATAACATAATCATCATATTCCAGCTTCATCTCTTCCTGAAGATTATCAAAGTATGGATATGATGGATTAGCCATTGGCCAGTTTTCCGGATTTTTAATATCATCCTTGTTTTTTATCCGGCATATAAATGGAATCATACCATTATCAGGCAATTCACCACTTAATATCCTGCGAGACTTATCAAGCATAGTATCAAGAGGTCCATCTCTTACATCTCCATCAGTGGTAACTATTGTTCTTCTTGGAAATGGAACTTTTCCCAAGCCAGTAACAGCTACATCAACCAGCCTCATATTCTCATAAGCGTGATATTCATCAAAATCAACTTTACCAGGTCGAAAACCATCTTTTGTCTTTGGATTAGATGTATTAAAGGCAAATTCTGAACCAGTTTTAATATTTGTTATTACTTCCTTCGTCCACTTGAAGTACTTTTTCATAAAGCTTTTATTTTCCTCAAGTACGTTATATACATCCTTGAATGAGGTTTTTGACTGCTGTTCCGACATAGCAAATATATCAATGTTATAGTGCTTGATACCATTCACAGGTGTTAACAGGCAGAAATCTTCAAAACCTAGATATCCATTCTTTCCGGCACCACGCCCCACATATATAAGCAGTACTGGAAACCGAAGCTGTCCATTTTTCTTATACACACAATTATGCAGTGCAAAACAAAATACTTCCCAGTCGAGTAAATCGAATGGAAAGTATTTCTGGAAAGCTAAATATTTATCTAATTGTTCTGAATCAACAACAAGTTCCTCTGTTTCAAATATTTTTTCAATAAGGTCGCACAACTGATACTGTTCTTCACACATCTTGTATGGAGCTTTTCTTACAAGGTCAATGTACTTCTGTATCCTATAATCCGGTATCATTCTTATCCTCACCCTCGGATATATTGTCTTCTGCAGATATATTAAGCTGCGAAAGTATCTTAAGCATAGCTCCACTGATTTTAGATATTTCAGAGATTGCAGGATTAGCTTTGTGGACTTCATAACCTTTAACATTAAGTTCTGTTATGGTTACACCATTTTCTTTAACATCTTTAATAAGTTTAGCTTTGATATCGTATAATTCACAATAATCATCAACAAGCTTTTCAAAGTGATATTCTTTTGCATTTTTACGATTGAGCTGCTCAATTAATGAACACCTGATACGTTGTGATATCGTTGCCATACATACCTCCTCTCTGAATTCCTGAAAGTTAAAATTGAAACAGCAATTTTGTGTCTGTATGCATATATATTATAAATATGTTACGCATACCCTGAAAAACTATAAAATCACTTTTTACATAATGTGCAAGGCAAATCTGGATTGTCGAGTTTTGCACCGGTATTTGTCAGAGCCAAAAATTTTTGCATTTTTTTACCCGGGGGTATTCTAATCCCACCGCTCTTCTGTCAATGCTGCCCGATAATTCTTTTGTCTATATCCATGCCTTTTTTCGTGACATTCGTGACACAAACTTATAAGGTTACGTTGTTCGCAGCCTTTATCATCTATATACATAGCTTCAAGAGCCAACTCAGGATGATGCTTTACATAGTTAATATGATGTACTGTAGTTGCTTTCGTATATCTACCAGCAGCTCTACAGTCAACACATTCATTGTGATCACGCTTAAGTATTTCTTTCCGGACTCTTAACCATTTGCTCCATATATAAAAACGATGCACCTCATTATTCTTTATGCACTCTTTTACATAATCAATATCATCCTGTATCATATTGCCCTCACTATGCCTCACGTATATGTCATAGGTCTTACTGCTTTTATCTTAAAGAAAGAGCGCTATTTCTAGCGCTCAATGCATAAAAGATAGGATTCGATGCAGTATCGACTATATTAAAATAACACATATTAATGTGTACTGGTGTACACTCTTTTATTTTTTTTTAATATTTTTATAACTGTACTGAATTAACAGCCCTTTTATAGCGCTTTATAAGTCCACTGCGTGAATAGCCTTCTGCTTTCATAATGTCCTTCATATTCATAAGCTGTATATGTCTAGCTATTAATATTCTCCTATCTGTTTCATCCTGAACTGTATTAATAACAGTAAGAACCTCTCTTGCCTTTGTAGCTGCTATCTCTTCCTCTTTTCTTAACTTGTTTATAAATTTCTTTGTTTCCTTATCAATCTTAATAACCCTGTCTGATAAGTCGCTCTGGTTATGTGCCTTTGGCATATCAGATATTTCTGGTGACGATAATCCATATAACGAATTAATAAAATCAATCTCAGTCTGATAATTATTCATCCTTGATACATAATGCCTGTACATATCCAGATATCTTTTTTTGTCTTCATATCCCATCCTATCACCCTTTAATAAAGTATACATAATCCCTAAAAGTGTATAATTTTTTATAAGCCTTTAGAAATATTCTCAAACCCTTGTTTCTTCTATGCTCTAATTATATTTCAATTTTATCTCAATTACAAAAAGTATACCGTAAGTTAATAACTCGTTAATAACTCTGTTTTTTGTGGATAAGTATTATCATCTGTACATAAAAAAAGCAGCTCTAAAAAGGCTGCTTGCTGTTAGTTTTAAAAAAATTTTTTTTGCCTGTTATATCTTAATCAGAAAGAAATATCTAGTCTTTCAAAAAAATCAAAAAGGAGATTTTTTATTATGAATAATCTAATATTTGAAATTGTATTTAATTTGATACTTAATGTAGTATCTAATTGTCTTTATGATATTTTCATAAAGCACAACTAAAGATAAAGATTATGTGCGACAAGCTGCTCTTTTTATTATACAAGAGCAGCTTGTCATTTATAATTCGCATTTTTCTGTATATCACACAATTATGATATCTTCTTATGCTTTCCTGGTCCTATATACATTTCCTTTCTATCGTGCTCCGCATCCTCACGTCCCCATTGCACATACCTAAGAGTTACATCAAGTGAATCATGATTATACATCTTCATAAGTGTTAATACATTACCACCATTTTTAATATATTGATATCCATAAGTCTTACGCAAACTATGCAATCCGAATGTATAAGGAATACCAATAGCTTCTCCAGCATTATGAATTATACGATATCCACGCTGCCTATTGATAGGATATATATATGACCTGTCATTAAAATACTTCATCTGTCCTCGAAACAGATAATCATACAGACTTAGATTATACTTGCTTATATAATCAAGTATATCCCGGTGCAGCTGCTTATTCATACGGTAATTCTGCATCTTACCAGTCTTGTTTTCTTTAATCTGTATATATCCTTTAACAACATCAGCCACCCTGAGCTGCAGTAAATCTTCAGCTCGGAAAGCTGTATTAAGTCCGATGTGAAACAACATATAATCTCTGTCTGCCTGGTATCTCTTAACATCCGACTTTGCATTATTCTGCCTTTGCATAAAATAGTTATATAACGCATCTATCTCTTTAGGATCCTTTATAGGTTGTGTTTCATGCTGCCCTGCAAAATACTTAATTCTTCTACCCATCTGTTACTATGACCTCCAAACATTATATTTTAGAAGCCGATACTGCATATTCACTATAACACAATCTTTCCAGAAATGTACAATCTCATAAGCTCGGTTATGACTGATGCCTGACTTTTACCATCATCCTCACACTTATCTGCGAATTCCTGCACAACATCTTTCTTAAGCTTATATGACTTAGACATATATCCTGCCTTGTCCTGGTACTTCTTAGATGCAACTGTCTGACTGTTTGGTTTTCCTACTGGCATTCATCTTTCCTCTCTTTTTTACATACATATACGACTAACTTTGCAATACCTATTGCTATAAAAAATATTCCTAACTTAAATAACATGCTTACCCCTTTCTATCTTGTTTAGATTGTGATATATTATCAATGGGATTAGGGCTTGCGCCCCATCCCTTAATATTCTAAGTTAACTTAGAAGCTTGTCGATAATCAGAAGTATTATTCCGATTATCAAGTCCGTTAATGCTCCGATTAGCCAGGTCTTTGCATTATCGGACTTTTCTTTTTTCTTCGACATGGGTATCACCTCCTTACAAGTATATATTAACATATGGTGTACCCTATGTCAATAGTTCTATATAATATTTTTTTATTATTTTTAA